CAAAAGGGGTTGATTAAAAGTTTCCACGAGAACAGACGAGTTGTGCTGCTTTCTCCCAGACAAAGTGGAAAGACCATCACTGCTGCTGCATTCATTCTGTGGTATGTTTTTTTCAATCCTGATAAGACAGTTGCCATCCTTGCCAATAAGGCTCCTGTGGCCAGAGAAATCCTTGCAAGGATTGTTGCTGCATATGAGACCATCCCTTTCTTCTTGCAGCCTGGAGCAAAGGTTCTGAACAAAGGATCTATTGAACTGGGCAACAATTCCCGGATCATCGCCTCAGCCACATCATCCACAGCCATCCGAGGATTCTCTATCAATCTTCTGATGCTTGATGAGTTTGCCTTCGTTGATCACGCCGAAGACTTCTTCAAGTCAACTTTTCCTACAATCTCATCTGGTGAAGAGACTAAGATCTTCATATCATCAACACCCAATGGTCTGAATCTATTCCATAAGTTATTCTCTCAGGCCAAGACTGGAGAGAATGACTTCGTTCCCTTTGAAATTACCTGGGAACAAGTACCAGGGCGAGATGAAGTTTGGAAGAAACAGCAGCTGGATATTCTAGGAGATCTAGGATTCCGACAGGAATATGGGAATGAATTTCTGGGATCCTCTAACACTCTTATCACCGGAGATAAACTGCGAGAGCTACATGCCAGGAATCCTGTTTATGAAGACATCAACACTGTCATCAACTATCCTCCTGAGGGAGATCATAGATATGTTTGTATGGTAGATGTGGCTGCAGGCAAGCTGGGTGACTATTCTACCATAACAGTAATCGATGTTACACAAATGCCATACAAGATAGTCTATACCTGGAAGTGTAATAAGACCAGACCAATATCACTATCAAATATTGTGGTTCCTGTTTGTGTTAAATATAATAATGCATATCTGGTGATTGAAAGAAACTCAATCGGTCGAGCAGTGGCCGAAGAATGTCATTATGAACACGAGTACGAATATCTTGCAAGAACAGCTATTATAAATAAAAGGCAGACAATTACTGCAGGATTCTCCAAGACATCAGATCCGGGTGTAGAAGTAACTAAGACTGTAAAGAGAATTGGCTGTAGTGTGCTCAAAGGATTGATTGAAGAGAATAAGATTGTTGATCTGACCAAGGACCACATATATGAATTGTCTAATTTTATCTCAAAAGCAGATTCATACTCTGCTGCAGTAGGAAAGCATGATGATCTTGTAATGAATCTGGTGATGTTTTCCTGGCTCACAACTCAGAGTTACTTCAAAGAGTTAGACAATCCTGGGTTTATTCAGGTTGATGATGATAACGAAACTCCTTTTGGATTCATGATGGATGGACACGAGCTCTCCTCAGAACAGTTAGACGATATGAGATGGCTGCTGGGTTAGAAGATTCGATTTTTATAAATACTTAAAGTAAACAAGGTACATACCACAGTATATCAAGGAGAAACAATATGGCAATTCTAACAAGCCCAGGCGTAAATGTGAGTGAGTTCAATCTCACCACAGCTGTCCCTGGAGTATCGACATCAGTAGGTGGGTTTGCTGGTCACTTCGCATGGGGTCCGGCTGGTGAAATTACTCAAATAACTTCAGAAGTAGAGCTAGTTAATCGGTTCGGCAAACCGAATGAAAGTAATTACGAAGACTTCTTCACTGCGGCAAACTTCCTTGCCTATGCTAATAATCTATCAGTGGTTCGTATGGCAAACGCTGCTAAGAACGCATGTGCTGGTGCGACTTCTGCGCTTGTACCGAATTCTACTGCGTATTATCAAGGAGCCAGTGGAGTTATTTTGAATGCTGGTGCCTGGATTGCTAAGTATCCTGGTAAAATGGGCAATGCTCTTTCTGTGTACACATTAGATAGTGGAAACATCGGTGGTGCGACAGGACCGATTGCTGGTGCTACAGGCGTCACTATCAAATCTGTATTCGCAGGAGCCACTGGTCTGGCCACATCTGCGTTCGCCACAACCAAAGGTGCCACAGGAGCCAAAGATGAAATGCATGTCTTGGTTGTTGATGGGACTGGTGCGATTAGTGGAACCGCTGGCACAGTACTAGAAAGGTATCAATATCTTTCTAAATTCTCGGATGCTCTAAGTGACGCTGGTGACACTAACTATTATGTGAATGTCATCAACCAAAAGTCTCCTTATATCTGGTTCAACAATGTTCCAGGTGCCTCAGGTTCTGGAACCGTTGCTTGGGGAACTGCCACAAGTGCATTTACAAATACTGCCACATTCAAGCAGATGGCTGCGAATGAGGGTAACGACACTCTTACAGGTGCTCTTGATGATTATACTACCACAGTTGATTATAGCCTGTTCAATACAGATACTGTAAATGTTGATCTTCTGATGGCTGGTAATGGTGGTCAAACAGTAGTCACTAGTCTGGTGAGTCTCGCCAATAGCAGAAAAGATTGTGTGGCATTCTTCTCACCATTAAAGGCTAGTGTTGTGAGCAATAGTGGTAATGAAACTTCTGCTCTGGTTACTTACATGACCACCACAGTTAATCCGAATTCATCCTATGCCTTTATGGATTCTGGTTGGAAGTATCAGTACGACAAGTACAACAATCTCTTCCGTTGGGTTCCTCTTAATGGCGACATTGCTGGTCTTTGTGCTCGTACCGACCAAACAAATGATCCCTGGTATTCACCTGCTGGTTACAATCGTGGTGTTATCAAGAACGTAATTAAGCTGGCCTGGAATCCGACTCAAGCAAATCGGGATAGTCTTTATTCTGTGGGTGTTAATCCGGTTATTTCTCAGCCTGGTCTGGGTACTGTGCTATTCGGTGACAAGACTGCTCTGGCTCGTCCTTCGGCCTTTGATAGAATCAATGTTCGTCGTTTGTTCATTACTCTGGAAAAGTCTATCTCGGCTGCTGCCAAGTTCTCCCTCTTCGAACTCAATAATGTTTCTACTCGTGCTCAGTTTGTTAATCTTGTAGAACCATTCCTGAGAACAGTCCAGGGTCGGAATGGCATCACAGACTTCAAGGTTGTTTGTGACACCACAAATAACACTCCTCAAGTAATTGATGCGAATCAGTTCGTTGGCGACATCTACATCAAGCCAGCACGTTCAATCAATTACATCCAGCTGAACTTCGTCGCCGTGGCTACTGGCGTTGAATTCAACACAGTAGTCGGCCAATTCTAATAAGAGGGGAGATTAATTTCTCCCCTTTGAAAATCTTAGAATAAATAAAAGAGGATAAAGAATATGTCATTTAATGTAAACGAGTTCAAAGGCCGTCTGGTTAGTGAAGGAGCAAGACCTACATTATTCCGTGCTCAAATCAACTTCCCTGTTTCTTCTGCTGGGTCTCCTGTCGAAGACTTTCAATTTATGTGCAAGGCTGCTCAGTTACCTGCATCAACTGTAGGTACTATTGAAGTTCCCTACTTCGGTAGAAAGATCAAGGTTGCTGGCGATAGAACATTTGCTGAGTGGACAGTAACAGTAATCAACGATGAAAGTTTCTCAGTAAGAAACGCATTCGAACGTTGGCAGAATGCTGTAAATGCATATCAGGGCAACACTCGTGGTGTATCTCCTGCTGGTTATCGTGGTGATGCATTTATTCGTCAGTATGCAAAAACTGGTGAGGATCTTCCTATCAAGACATACCACTTCAAAGATATGTATCCTAGTGAAATTGGAGCAATCGATGTTAGCTGGGAAACCACAGATACCATCGAAGAGTTCACAGTAACACTACAGTATAATTACTTCACATCAGACACCACAGACGGTCCGTTCACTATCTAATCAGTAACAAACAAAAAGGATAATACCATATAATGGCACTAGATTTTTTTGGATTCAAAATTGTTCGTACTGATAAAGAAATCAAGGCAGAGGAGCGAAAGAGTATTAACTCAATCGTTCCTCCGCTTGACACCGAAGGTTCCGTAGTATCTTCTGGTGGGTATTTTGGCACTTCTTACTCTTTGGAATTCTCTACAACAAACGAGAACCTGCTGATTAACAAGTATCGAGAAATCGGACTTCAGGCCGAAGTTGAATCTGCTATAGACGAAATCGTAAACGAAGCTATCTCTACTGATGGTCAGGAAGCTCCTGTCTCACTTGATCTTCAGAAGGTAAAGTATTCGGACGATATCAAAGATTCTATCAGACAGGAATTTACCACCATCCTGTCTCTGCTAAATTTCGATAAGAACTCATACGAAATTTTCAGGAGATGGTATGTTGATGGTAGAATCTATTACTATATTGCCATTGATACCAATAGTCCCAAAGATGGTATTCAACAGTTATCCTATATGGATCCTCGTAGGGTCAAAAGGATCAAGGAAGTAAACAGAGAAAAGAATCCACGTGGTGTGGAAGTCATCTCTGATATCACCGAGTTCTATGTATACAATGAGCACCAGAATCTAAAACTCCCGGTGGATTCGGTGGCTTCGGTAACATCAGGTCTTGTGGATGATAAGAATAATATTGTGGTACTTTCTTATCTCCACAAGGCAATCAAGCCACTGAATCAACTAAGAATGCTCGAAGATGCTACTGTTATCTATCGTCTATCCCGAGCACCAGAGCGCAGAATCTTCTACATTGACGTGGGTAATCTTCCCAAGGTCAAGGCCGAACAATATGTAAACGATATTATGAACAAATATCGTAATAAGATTGTATATGATTCCGAGACTGGTGAAGTCCGAGACGACAAGAAGACTCAGACAATGACCGAAGACTTCTGGCTTCCTCGTCGTGAAGGTGGACGTGGAACAGAAATCGGAACTCTTCCTGGTGGTATGAATCTTGGTGAACTCACCGATGTTCAGTACTTCCAACGCAAACTATATCGATCTTTGCACGTCCCTGTGGCTCGTCTGGATGATGCTGCAACATTCAACACAGGAAGATCCACAGAAATTAACAGAGAAGAAATCAAGTTCTTCAAGTTTGTTCAACGACTTAGAACCAGATTCTCTGCGCTTTTCTCTGACCTACTCAGGAAACAATTGATTCTCAAAGAGATCATCACTCCTGATGAATGGGAAACAGAACTCAAGCACCTTATCTTCTATGACTTCCGTGGTGAGTCTCACTTCATGGAATTCAATGAATCTGAAATCATTTCTCGGAGAATGGAAGTCGCAAAACAGGCAATTGACATGGGTGAAGGTTACTACTCCCAGAAGTATATTCGCCAGAACTTTTTGAAGCAGACCGATCAGGAAATGGAACAGATTGATGTTGATAATGGTCTGGTTAATCCTGAGGTGGAACGAGAAACAGAAACTGGTATTGAAGGTGGTGGTACACCTCCAGAAGAAGAAACTCCAGTAGAAACTCCAGAACCAGAAACACCTGAAGAAGATCAATAAATATTATTGGAGCATATATGAAAAAATCCACTGAGAATAAATACATTGAAGATATCTTGACAGCAACAAAGAAGAACCAACCATCAAAACTGGAAAGTCCTGTCAGTAAGATTCTTTATGCTAAGGCAACTGAGATTCTGAATAATATGAAACAAGAAATCATCAGGAAATACTAAGGATACCATATGGCATTTAACGGAACAGCGCAAATTCTACGACAGGATCAACACAGAGCAACCATATTGGTAACAGGTTCGAATGTTGCTGAATCTGCTTCTGTTATTGTTGATCCTTCATTTCTAACTGGTTGGGTGGGTAATCAAATTGGTGCAACAGGATCCTGGTCTCCAGCAGGTGCCACAGGTATTATTGGTGGATCCACCGGACTTATTGCAGCCGAACTTGCAATCGAATCTATCAATTGGTCCACAACCCAACCACTCACTCTTAATTGGGTAGGCACATCTCCTGTTAATATCTGCAATTTAAGTGGTAGTGGTCAGATGAGAATCAAACGAGATTACTCTGCATATGCTTGGAACAATGTTGGGGTTGCTGGTAAGACTGGTCAGATTTCTCTTACTGCGGCGACTGGATATTACACAGTGCTTATGACTGTATTGAAGCAGCCTCTGACTGGTACCTATAACTCTGGGGCGACTGGTTTCTATTCTATGACTGGTTCGACTGGTCCTGCTTTGTCTGGTGCGACCGGATACTCTCAACAGTACTCAAATCTATAAGGAGTTGTCAAAGTCTAAATGAAACTCTTAACAGAAGTCCACGATTCAGTAAAGGTAATCACAGAAGGAAAAGATGGAACCAGAAAATACTTTCTGGAAGGTATCTTCATTCAGGGTGATATGGTGAATCGTAATGGCAGAGAGTATCCTATTGATACTCTCTCCGAAGAAATAGATCGATATAGCAAAGAACATATTGATACCAATCGGGCCTATGGTGAGTTGGGTCATCCTGATACTCCTACCATTCAGTTAGAGCGAGTGTCTCATATGATTCGATCCCTGACTCGTGATGGTAATAACTTCATTGGCAGAGCAGAAATTCTAGGAACACCCAATGGTAATATCGTCAAGGCACTCATCGATGCTGGGGCGACTCTGGGAGTTTCTTCTCGTGGTGTCGGAACTCTGAAACAGCAAGGTGCCAAGAATATTGTGCAGCCTGACTTCAGACTAATGACTGCCGCTGACATTGTTGCCGATCCTTCGGCTCCTGAGGCATTCGTAACTGCTGTTATGGAAGAGAAGGAATGGATCTGGAACAATGGAAAACTGCAAGAAAAGAAAGCTTCACAACTAAAGAAACGACTCAATAAAGTTTCACAGAACGACTTGATGGAAGAGAAGATTCGAATCTTTCAAGAATGGCTGTCAGAACTTTAATTTATATAAATAATAATACAAGAAAACAGGAGACATCAACTCATGGCAAAAAATAAATTATCTTTCGACGCTATCTTTGAAGGTAACGACATCAAGGAAGATGCGAAGAAACGGATCTCGGCGATGCTCGAAGATGTTGTTGCAACTCGTATGGAAGCGAAAGACGACGAAGACGACAAAGACGGCGAGATGACAGACGACGAAGACGGCGAGAAGAAGATGGAAGCCGAAGCAATGGCCTCAGGGAAAAGGTGCAGCAGTTGCGGTAAGCGCATTGAGGGCAGTGGCAAAACCACTGAGCGTGGTGATGTGATCTGCGCTGATTGCGACCAACATTATGCCTTTGGCGGGCCTGGCGAACATGAAGTGGATGAAGCCGAAGCAATGGATCCTACAGTAGACGACGAAAATCCTGAAGCCGAAGATGAAATGCAAGAGGGTAGAGGTAAACGTATTCTTGGTGTAATATCATCGAAAATCAAAGGCCTATTCGATAAAGGTATGATTAAGATGAAAACTTTTGATGCCTCTGATTACAAAGACTTTCCTGGTGTCAAATCCAAAAAGGCTAGTTTAGGTGAGGTTACAGTTAATGGTGAAGATTATATCATCATTCATGATGGTGTACAAGGTGAGCTGAACATCATGTCAACTGATCTCGATACACCCGAAGTAACATTGAAAGTCAGTAAAACTATACCTACATCGGCTGACGAAGAAAAGGATCCTGAAGCCGAAGATGAGGAAGTTTATGAAGAGGATGACGCAGATGCTGCTACTAACCTCAAATCCCAACTCTCTGGGTTCATGAAAGATCCTGAATTACTGCGAGCTTTCCGGGCAGGATTCGAAGATCCTACCAAAGCCAAACTGGCAATCACCCAGATGGCTACTGATCTGAAGTCGAATGCGGCTGCTGCACCTGCTACCAACTTCGTACTAGAATTATTGGGGTGGTTGGCTGATAAGAGTAATGCAGTTAATATGTTCACACAATGGAAAAAACAGCAGAACGCATCTCCTGATCCTATGACATCGGCTGACGATGGACCTATCAATAACGAATATTCCGAAGCCTTCACAAACAAGCTCGATAAGTACCTGACATATGTTGCCGAAGAGTGGGCAGAAAACAATAAGATTGCTCTGGAAAATGGCATCAAGGTACAGATTGCTGAGTCATTCCTATCCAATATGAAGGGTATGTATGAGCAGTACAATTTCACAAATATTCCTACTCGTGACATGGTTGTTGAACTAGGAACCAAAGTAACTGAAGCCGAACAAAAGCTGAATGAACAGATTGAAAAGAATGCTCAGTTGCGTATTAAGTACAACAAACAACGCAAGGAAATGTTAGTCCTTGAATCATCCAAGGGACTGACAGCAACACAAGTAGAAAAGTTCAAGAAACTAACTGAAGATGTGGCCTTTGAAGATGAGAAGAGTTTCAAGAATAAAGTTGCGGTAATCAAGGAAAATGCATTCACCAAGACTGTGGTAAAGAGTGACACCAAGTTGGAGACTGAAACTGGTCCTCAAGGAGAATTACTCCACGAAAATACTCGCATGTCTAAGTATGTAGATACCATCTCTCGCAGCCTCAAGTTTTAATTTTTATAAATAATAGTATAGTTCTAACATCTTTCAAGGAGAAATAAATGTCAACAAATCTACTAAATAAATGGAAAGGCGTTCTGGATCATGCAGATCTTGCCCCCATCACCGATAAGTATCGCAAGCAGGTAACAGCGATCCTTCTCGAAAATCAGGAACGTGAAGCGATCAAACAGGGCCAGATCATCCAAGAAGCCTATCCTACTGGTGATGCCTCTGCTCTGCAAGGTACTGCTGCCACTGGTGGTGGTTTCGATCCTATCCTCATCGCCCTGGTTCGTCGTGCAATGCCTCAGCTAATGGCGTATGAAGTTTGTGGCGTTCAGCCGATGCAAATGCCGACTGGTTTGATCTTCGCCATGAAGTCACGCTACGCAACCTCAGGTGGTGCGACCAATGGTCAAGTCGGTCCGAATTCCACAGAAGCCCTTTACATTGCTCCCACAGGCGTTGTAGACTCTGCGTTCTCTGGTGCTACCTCTCCTGCTGCTGCTGGTACAGATCCGTTTGCCTCTGGTTATGCCTTTGGTAATGGTATGACCACACTCAACGGTGAAGGTCTGACTCCGAACGAAATGGGTTTCACACTCGATAAGGTAACTGTCACAGCCCAGACTCGTGCGCTGAAGTCAGAATACACAATCGAAATGGCGCAGGATTTGAAAGCAGTTCACGGTCTCGATGCTGAGTCTGAACTCTCCAACATCCTCTCCAATGAAATCATGTTCGAAATCAATCGTGAAGTTATGGGAAACATCTATAACGTTGCGAAGGTTGGTGCCCAGAAGAATACCACCACACCTGGTGTATTCGATCTTGATACCGATTCTGATGGCCGTTGGTCAGTAGAACGTTTCAAGGGTCTGCTGTTCCAGGCCGAACGTGATGCTAACTTCATTGCCAAGGACACTCGTCGTGGTGCTGGTAACTTCCTTGTTGTTTCTTCAGACGTTGCTTCTGCTGTGGCTATGTCAGGTAAGCTTGATTATGCTCCTGCTCTTAAGACAGATCTCAATGTTGATGAAGCCACCGACACATTTGCTGGTACACTAAACGGCAAGTACAAGGTATTCGTTGATCCCTACTTCTACTCTTCAACCAATGATCTTATGGTTGTCGGTTACAAGGGTAAGTCTCCGTATGATGCTGGTATGTTCTTCTGTCCGTATGTACCGTTGCAGCAGGTACGTGCAGTCGATCCGAACACCTTCCAGCCCAAGATTGGCTTCAAGACTCGTTACGGTCTTGTTGGTAATCCCTTCTTCGGTACCACACCTGGTGCTCTTACTGCCAATGCTAATGGTTACTTCCGGAAGATCAAAGTCCTCAACCTCATGTAATCACTGCATCCTTACCAGGGTGCATATAAAAGAGAAAGGGAGCCTTCATTGGCTCCCTTTTTTTATTGTCTGCCATTAAGAACAAAGTTTTTTGAAAGTATTTACTCTGTATCTTTCATTCTTACCAAAACTCTTATTCACACTTTGATAAAATGTAATTGTAGGATAAGCATTACTTGTGACAGATTCATATTTAGAGTACGGAATTTTGAAAAACACCACCCTACACTCATGAGGTATAGCAAGTATCACTCGCAATGTGCCTGTTTTATTTTTAACGTTCACTCCTGCGGTATATGATCTCTTTGAATTGTTGTAGTATAGCGTCGCCTTCTTGGCATCACTTCCATCAGTGAAGTCCATACCATCCTGTGCTCCAATAATCCGATTGAGTTTCTTATTACAGGAGGCCATGGCAACTTCAACAAGTGCATCGATTTGAATAACACCTTCAGGAACCATTTGTTGTAGAGATTCTAAAGAGCTCTGAGAAAATTTTTTTTGGATCCAAGGGAAGATTTCTGTTAAGATTAACTGATCACCCAGTACCGAATTCTGTGTTACAGTAGTGGCCATGATTAAGTCACCACTCCGTCTTTTTCCAATGCCTTCTCAAGCTTGTTCACAATCCTCATAACATTCACATGATTAACAAGCAGATTCTTCTGGGACATCAAGGCCACTCCATATAACATCATCTTGGCTTCTTCGAGTAGTGATCTGGTTTTTGGGTTCATTATATATTACTCCTCAGTTAATCACCGCAGCCAACTGGGCACTGGCCAGGTTCTTGGCTTTGGCTTCAGTTTGAATACTGAAACTACCAAAGAAACTGCGTGCCCATTGGTTTGCTGCGTTGTTCCATAAAAATTCGCTGTGTGCTCGCAGTTTCTGCTTACAATGACCCTGCGACAAAAGTGTGTTCATATCAGGCAGTACATTAGGATCGTGATCAACTAAAACATCTTCACGACTCTGACTGAAATGCATCACAGGATGAACTCCACGCCAGCTGGAAATTACCTGACGCACACGAGCATCGTCGGGCTGAATGTATTCTCCAGCCCGAATCCAATGGTGATGAACATCCAGTACCACAGCACACACATCACTGACCTGTAGTACATCTTCCAGTCCGTGACCATTCTCGTCATTTTCCACAGTGATCAGGTTGCGAGCTTCAGGGCTGAGTCGACCCAGACTCTCACGGAACCCCACAGCACCACGACGACCACTCATATGTATATTTATCTTAAAGCCATGGTCGTGCCAGTCAGTACCATATCCCATCCAGCGTGCTATGTCGGTATGATACTCAAACTCTTCCAGGCTGTGACGTACCACATCCGGATTCTCAGATGCGATGCAACAAAAAGGACCTGGATGAAAGCTGAGTCTGATACCCAGTTCACGAGCACGCTCACCCACTGCGGCAAAATTTCTATCACAATAGACACGTACATCATTCTGGGTCCAAAAATATCTCCACTGTGGGTGGTTATACATAGGTAGTGTTTCTGATCCAATACGCACCATATGCTGTGTAGTAGGTAACTGAGCCACTGCTTCAATTAGATTAGCAATAGCAGTGATATTGTGCTGCATAATATCCCAGAGTCTTCGCTCAGCCACTGCAGTGGTCTGACGAGACAACCAGGCTAGTGTGGTGGTGCGACTGGTAATATCAGACCCAGCACTGACACATCGAATTCCGGCAGGTGTGTGCTCGGCGATCATCATCTTACAACAAAATCCCAATCTAGCAGAGGAGCCACGACTTTGCAGTGTCATAATAGTTTACCGTGACTTGAAGCAGGTCGTTTCGACCACATCAAGAAAGTCTTCTTCGTTCTCGGCGAACAGCATAATCTTGGCCACTTTTTGGACCATACGCAGAGACAGTTCACGGAAGCGAGCGAAGTGAGTTTCAAAGAACGACATCAGGTCTTTGGTCTGTTTGGTGCTCAAGCCCAGAGTGTATGCCATATCCGTATTCTGAAGCACGTCCTTGATGCGAAGCAAATACTCACGAGAAGAGGTCAGGTTCAGGTCGATGTAATAGCTGCGGGAGATCAGAGCAGCAAAGTGAGGAGCCAGTTTGTTGTTGCCAGCAATCATTGCTTCGAAGTTCAGATTGGTGATGAAGACCACAGACCCTTTGTATTCGAAGTTATTCGGAATCGCCTCACCAGCTTCAGACTCAAATTCCTTTTCTGATCTCCAGGAGATGTAACGTTTCTTGCTGGTATCCAGAGCACCCTTGAGAAGGTTCAACGAGACTTCATCAGCAAAAACAGAGTCAGCATCGTCGAGCAGGATGACCTGATTTTCTTCACGATTTTCCCAGAGCAGTTTGTAAAGGCCAGTGGCCTTGATGAACCCACGAACTCCAGTATACTGGATCGTCTCATCATTGGCAGCACTCTCAAGAATGCCTTCAATCGTATAGGTCTTACCGATACCAGCAGGACCAGAGACCACCATCGAGCGAACTTGTTTCCGAACGACTCCCTGAGCCATCCGATCCAGCGTGCGGAATTTACGACGCTGAGAGGTCAGAATTTCTTCGTCGGTCAACTCAGGCTTGGAAGCCACAGGAGTCGACGCAGAGCCAACCAAAGCAGAAATATCGTACGTTCCACGACCAACCTTGGTGCCAGTCAGGAAACCCCAAGACACCCCATGCTTCTGACACACAGAGACCACATCAGTACGATTAACAGTGGTGCCAAACTTTGCAACCAGTTCCGCAACCACAGTTTGCTTTTTGGTATCAATCACGCTCATGTAACAAGTATAGCATATTGAGTCGAAGAAGGCAAGTTTTGTGTGTGCTGTAGAATCAACAAGATACAGGGAACTCTGTGCAAGTTGTTCATTCTAAAGGCAAATCTTTTTTGAAGTATTTTTGCTCTGTGAAGATTCTCTCGTGTGTGCATATATAAGGTTGGGCTCTAAAAAAAGTTTCAAAAAACTTGTGCTTTAGAATGAACAACTTAGAGTATCTTGTTCATTCTAAAGGGAATTCTCTTGTTGACTTCTCTCTTCGAATGTGCTATACTTGTTCTATAAGGTTGATTGAAACGATATGAAAATCCAATACATTGTAGAGCGACGGTATACCGGACCTTCCGGCGGACGTGACTGGCATGAAAGAATCTTTTTGAACGTTGGAGTTCCTAGCATTGTCACCGGATTGATGATGACTGACGAACAAGCCAGAAAGACTGCCAAGGAATACTCTGAGCCTGGAGATACCGCTAGTCCTCATACAATTGTGGAATATCGAGTTCGCCGCATCACCGAAGAAATAATCTAAGATTCTTGCAAGTTGTTGAAAACAAAGGGAAGAAAGTTGTTGACTTCTCTCTTCGAATGTGCTATACTTGTTCTATAAGGTTGATTGAAACTATGAAAATGTATTTGCTGACTTTGTGCGATGATCCCTACGCACCTCATGTGACTCTTGGGTTGTATGCATCGATGGAAGATGCAGTAGCAGCCAAGAAAATCATGTTTGGATGTTATCCCAGACAAAACGTCACGTATTGGGTTGAGGTCTTTACTGTGGGCGTTACCCACATTCCGGATCACAATACTGATATTGTGGAGATCCCCTAATGAACGATGACTTTGATGATGTCTCTGCTGAAGAGTTCTACGAACCGGATGACTTCGAACAGTACAATCAAAATGAAGCGGATGACTATCGTCACGACTATGATGATTGCATACGTTTAAGTTTCATAAATTGGTAGTTGAATTTAATTGACAAGGAAATATATCATGGCTAATACGAAACTCAGTTCCATCGAAAAGTTGAGACAGTTTGTCGGCACAATTCAGGAGATGTATCATGACCAGACCGTGTTCTCTCGTACAGAACTCAATAAGGCAGCAAAGCATAGTGGCAACTTATCTGGCCTTTTGATTTTCGGAGGCACGGCGAAGTATGGTGGATTTGCCTCTACCACCAAAATCTCTCGTGGTTGTTACATCATTCCATTGGCCTGGACTAATGGTGAGGCTCCGTGGGATCCTGCTCCAGTTGAAATTGTGCCTGTGGTGGCCAAGTCTCCTGCAAAAAACAAAGTCAAGAAGGCTGCAGCAGCTGCTGAAGTTGTGACTGAATCCGTTTGTGAATAATTTCTCAAAATAAAACTTGACTTTGTAGTTGACTCCGTAGTATAATAAAAGAGTAGTAAAAAGGAAAAGGAAAATGAATTATGAAAAATCTCAATAACGTTGTTGAAGGTCTTGATTCTTTCCAGGGTAAGAGTGTGATGTTGTTCTGTTCGAACTACATCTATGCTGGTACGGTCTCCGAGGTCACTAAATCTCATGTCAAGCTGGCCGATGCTCAGATTGTATATGAGACTGGTGCATTCACTGAAGCTGGATATAAGGATGCTCAGACTCTGCCGACTGGTACCTGGTTTGTCACGACTCAGTCCATCGAAAGCTTCGGTCCGGGCAAGTAGGAACTGATTGGTCGTTCACAGGTAAGTTCAGACACCCTCTAGATGATGTACAAAAGTCTAGTTAACGAATCGTGAATTGGGGATCTGACACCAATATCGATATGACAAAGAAATCAAGATACAAACGAATTATGTGGTCTGGGTCTTGGTCTGGGTCTGGGTCTAGGTCTTGGTCTAGGTATAGGTCTGGGTCTAGGTCTGGGTCTAGGTATAGGTCTGGGTCTAGGTCTAGGTCTAGGTCTGGGTCTGGGTCTAGGTCTTGGTCTAGGTATAGGTCTGGGTCTAGGTCTTGGTCTTATGCAAAGTGAACAGAAGATCCTGAGAATACTTCAGGATCTTTCTGAGATTGCTGCTCTCACTCCAAAGGTAGCCAATTACAAACTGGCAGCTGCATTGGAATATAAGAATAGGATTGTGGCATACGGAACTTCATCCTATAAGTCT